TGCATTAATTCTTTTTTAGTTTGCCTTTCTTCTTTAGTCATCTTTATCATAAAAACGTAAATCTGTGCCTGGAAATGGATTATCTAACCAATCAGTTAAGTCATCAAGAAATAGGTCACAATCATCTTCCTCACTGCCTTCAAATGACATTTCATGACATAATGACTCAGCATCTTCTAGTTTCATGTCATCAATTAATTTCTCAATTCTCATGGCATAATGCTCTTCCATTTTGGTTAGAGATAAATTGCGGATTGCCGCCATTTTGTTTTCTTTGTCCATAATAGTTGATTCCTTTTACTATCTAGTGTTTTGTATTTGTGATTGAGACTTGTGCCTCTCCCTTTGTGAAAATTGTGTCAACAACTCCCTGTAATCGTTTCTCTGTGCTGATACCTACATTACTGTAAACAGGCACGAACATCTTGCCAAATGGTTTCTTGAAACCCTCGCCCTGTGGTTTTAGTTCTCCTGTCTGTAGTTTGGCAGAATCACTTTTGTCAAGGCGTATCACTCTACCAATAGTCTGTGCCATTGTGATAAGATCAAGATTTCTCATTAATATAGCAGCAGTGAGTCCTGATACATTCATACCCTCTGATAATATAGAGTGATGAAACATAACAAACTTTTTCTCAGGGTCATTGCCCCACTTGTTCATTAAGTTGAAAAAAGTTTCTCTTGAAACTTTCTTACCATTGATAATAGCACCAAACTTTGATGTGATGTGTAGCACGTTGTACTTCATAGAGTGACATAATGCTTGAAAGTCTGTACCATTGATAAGTCTGGCAATATTGGTAGTTGACTTAGCAGTTACCAACACTTTGTCCATGTGCTCCTCATTCTTGAGAGCATCAAGAATAACTGTCTTATCAATCTCTTCCTGACTACCAAAATGATTGATAGGATATTTTACTGCCTTGACTTTAGGCGGTATGATGTAACCTTTAGCAATCAACTCTGGAGCAGGCACTTGAGTAATCACATTACCAAATATTTTGGTGTTGTTCATACCAAGTAAAGGATTTCTGTTCTCTTTAGGTGTAGCAGTAAAGAAATACTTACGACTAGCATACTGTGAGAAATAGTCAACAGCAGGCAAGAAATTCTTTTGTACTGAATTGTGTGCTTCATCAAAGTATATTGTATCTACCTCTACATCAATCGCCTCTTGTATTCTGTGTAGAGAATGATATGTTGTAAAGATCAATATATTCTTGACAGTATTGTGATACCACTCTTGAATCTGTTTTGGTCTAGTACTTCTGAAATGGTGTGTATCTCCACTATGAACATGGCACACCGATACATTGTCAATATGCTCAAGAAACTCTGAACATAATTGATTTGCCAATAATATTCTAGGAGCAACAACAACTATGGTCTGTGGCACAGGCATACTGAATCTCCACTTGGCATCTTGTATCATACATAGGGTCTTACCACCGCCTGTAGGTACAAGAACTTTGCCTTTTGATTTTGTTGTCATCAACTGAATAATGTCTTTTTGATGATCTCTCAATTCCATAGTGTTTGTGTCAATACTCATATTCTAATAAAAATGCCCCTCGATTCAAGGGGCATTGTGACAGTTTTAGAACTGTGCTAATAGTTTTTGTGTCTCTGGGTCGAATACTTCCTCGACTCCCTCTATTGAATGAATCCAATCGTCATCACTCTCAGCGATCTCATAGAGATCAATCATTTCATCTTCCATAAAAAAAATTGTGTGTTCAAATTTAGTATTACATATTGTGTGTGGTTTGGCAACTACCCCTCTGGCGGTGCATTTGGCGCCTGAGCAGGCATAGCGTCCACATCAAATTTCTTTGATGCCTTTTCTAAGTCAAGTTGTCCTTTCAAAGTATTGAGTTCTGCAATAAGTGTCTTAATATCTTCTTGTTGCTTAAACAAAGAAGCATGAACCATTGACTCTAGTGAAGTCAATCTCTCATCAAGATTGCCAATAGTTTTCATTGTTGCCTGTAGTTGTTTCTTTAATCTATCAACTGATTGCAACTTTTGTTTAGTTAGTGCCTCTGTATCTGCCGTTAGTGAATCGTAACCCATAATTAATTCTTTTTAGTTATTTAGATTACCTCATGTAGAGGTGTCCGCCTGCCCACTCACATATATTATATAATCTTGCTCTCTGTACCTCATCACGCATATCAAACCTAACGTGTTTAGCGGGTTTCTTCCACCCTGCTGGTTTATATACTTCGCCTGTTTTCTTATCAACGAAGCAATGGACGCTCACATCATCTTGTGTGCCTCTCCATAACATACAAACCTTATAATACTTTCTTCCTTTTTCTATAAAAAATTTCATACCACCATTGTCTTGTTCAATCTCTCTTATCCTCTCTTGCATATACTCTGATGAGACTTTCTCCTGATTGTCCATACAAGAACGAAGTGCATAGTTTTTGTAGTCTTGTTCAAGGGCACGGCAGAGTTTCTGTGTCCATTGAAGTACCTCTACTTTTTGTTGTGCTTCGATTAGTGTTGTCATTTTACTCCATAAAAAAAGATGTAAGATAGAGGAACAAACACAAACCCTCTACCTCACATTTCTACATTACTATATTTTTAGAACTAAGGCAACCTACCTCTCAAACTATTAGATTTTGGAAACAACTGTATTTGGTCAGTTCCAAATCTGCCGATTGCCTCAGTTTTTGCATCAGACCCAAATGGCGATATACTCTCAAACTCTGTCGAGAATAATCTGTTATTTACAATAACTTTTGCCGTCCACAGTGCCATGACTATAAAAATATAGGGTGCGAGAAACAAAATCCAGTTACTGCAGCCGTTACAGAGTATCGGTGCTGTCAGATGGATTTGTTTCCCATGTATCTAATATACAACCATGTCACGCCAATGTCAAGCGTCAAAATCTTTAGAAATTATAAAGGCATCTAATCTCTCTTTTGGCGTTAGATTAGTAACCCGCCAACCATAATCGCCATTAGTCACAACTGTTGGCATAATATTCATAGAGATAGTAACTCTGTTGTCTCCTTTATTCTCTCTATATCCATGTGTAGTATGTGAAGGAAATAGTACCAGTTCGCCTTCCTTGGCATAAATTACGTCATTCTGATTAAATTCTGTATTTTTTGTTTTTAAAATATTTAAAACAGGCGAGTGAGGCATAAAAGTTCTCTCATCTTTTGTGAATGAAGTCGGGCAGTGTCCTTTTTCTGCATCAAAATTGACATAATACACACCTGATATAAGAGAATTAGCATGATAATGTTGATGCTGGAATCCTCCTGTATTTGAAACATTGAACCAACTATCTGTAATTTGAACTGTCTCTGGTATATAAAGTCCTTGAATTTCTTTGGCATAAATTTCTGCCTGTTGTTCACACCAATTTCTAAATCTACCATACTTAATATCATTTTCTAATACTGGATAATGTTGAATATGTTTTAAATTGTCATTCTTTTCATTGAACTCTATCATACTCTCTTCCTGTTCTTTCACTTCTGACAATATAATATCTTTAATATCATTATGAAAGGGGCAAGGTATAATCGCCACTGCTGTTGGTAGTATATGTACGACTTCCATTACTGTAACTGACTTTGGAAAAAAGCATCAGGACTTGAGAGATCATTTTCAAGAACTTCCCTTGCTATACCTGACGTATTAAAACTTACTGTTATCCTATCCTCATCAGTATTGTTTACTCTACTACCATGTTCTAACCACGAAGGAAATAGGTACAGGTGATTTTCTTTTATAGGCACATCATAAAAATAGTCACCATATATACTTTCTTTGATAAAGTGTTGACACATCATGTACTGTTGTAACGGCGATACAACAAAAAAGTTTCCGCAATCTCCCTCAGGCAATTTTATATAAAATGCACCACTCACAACACTTGACTCATGCCTATGTCTCTCTGTAAATCCACCCTTTGGCAAAACATTATACCAACCACCACTAATCACGCATGGCCAGTTGCCCATCTTGTCCACATAATGATTCAAACACTCTTGAAATGCCATCAATATTCTTTGTGATGCAGGCGCTCCGAGTGGGTCGAAACCACCATGAGAACTCACGCCGTTGACCGC